CTGGTCTGTTCTGTGCTGCCTCCGGCAGCTGCGCCGGTTTCATAGGCCCGGAAAGGGGCCACCTGCCAGGAAAGCAGCATTTTATTGATGCGCACCAGGCCGCTGGGCACATAGACCCGCATTTTTGCCGGGTGCGTTGCGTCCGCGTTGTCTGCAAAGGTCTGCGCAAACAGGTTGGTCGCGCCCTGGCTGTACAGTTCGCCAATGCCCACCCGGTCCGCCAGGGTGTTAATGCTGTCCGCTGCGTCCCTGGGTGCGTTGGCGATGGTGATCTCGATGTCGCCGGGATCCCCGTTTACATCCTTTTTGCTGATTTCCACAATCCGGGCCTGGAAGGTGATGCCGTGCTCCGCGTCCTGCACCGTCACCAGCTTTCCGGGCATGAAGTTGTCCCAGCTAAAGCCGGTCAGCCGGTACAGGTCCACAGCCTTGGCCGTATAGGTGATATAGGGGTTTTTGTACCCTTCCAGCACCTGCCTGGCGCGGGCTTTCAGCGTGGCCGCGTCTTCGATGCGGGTGTCCGTCCACACGCTGCACTTGACGCCCCAGGTGGCCGCTGTGTCGGCGTCGATGTAGGGGACGCCGCCGTTCACGTCCTTGATGGTCAGCTGGTTCACGCCCTCGCCGTAGCCCAGGGGGTACAGCCGCGTCACCAGGGCGCTGGCGTCCATGGTCTTTTCGATGCTCACCAGGTTGCGCCCGTAATAGATGCCACAGCCGGTGGATGCGTCCGCTTTTCGCAGGTTCACGGTCCAGGGGCTGGTGCTGGTGTCAAAGTCCCAGGTGTATTCCTCTGTCAGCACTTCCCCCAGGGACAGCAGCGCGGAAAGCAGGGAAACATTTTCAAAGTGATATTGAAAATAATCCGTAAATTCCACCACGCCCAGCTGCCAGCGCTGCACCGTCTGCCGGTCCAGAATGTACTGCATCACCTGGCGGGTGTTGACGCCCGTGCCGCCGACCTCATGGTAGCCGAAAAGCACGTCGTCCAGCAGCGTGGCCATGACGTGCTCCACGTTGTAGGTTTTTACGCCGCCCAGGGCGGTTTCCTCGCTGCTGGGCACGCTGACGATGCGGAAAAGTCCTGTTTGCCGTGGTCCGTCCGGCAGCCGCACCAGGTTGTGCGCCTGGCAGTGGTCGTTTTTCGGGTCCCCGGCTGGCAGGGTGAAGCTGCCGGTCCACAGGTCGTTGTGTTTCAGGTCGTAGCCGATGTCCCCGGCGTTGTCCAGCACGGTCAGCAGCTGCCCGCCCTGGTTGTAGGTGCTCAAATGCTCCGTTGTTCATCCCTCCCCGCGTCATCCTCCGGCAGCGTTGGCGCGTGCCGCAGGATCAGCACCATGCAGTAAAACATACCGGCAGCCTGGCCGTCCCCGGCCCGCTCTGCATTTTTTACGCGCTGCTTCAGCTGTTCTTCCAGCGCGTCCGCGTCGATCTTGCGCACCGTTACCACTTCCTCAATTCGCAATAGTCGCCTGCCGCCATGGGCATGGCGTCACGCTCGTTTGCTCATTGGCGACGGTTCTCCCTGTTTCTGCCACTGGCAGCGGGCTCACCATCGCCCCCGTGCGCTGGCCGTGATCTGCGCCCCTTTGGTTCCGCTGCCGTAGGTCAGCGTCACCGTGATGGCGTTGCTGCCGTTGTTCAGCAGGATGGGCGCAAAGGCCGTGGCGTAGGGCAGGGCGTTTGTGCTGCCGATCACGGCCCCGATGGGCGGTTCCATGTCAATGGTCAGCGTTTGCCCGCTTAACAGGCTCATGCCTGAAAGCACAACGCTGCTGCCGATCTGCACTCCCGTGATGGGGGCCGCTCCGGTGTTTTCCACTTGCAGCTTTAGAGGTGCTTTCTGGCCCGTGCTGACATTCAGCGTCACCGTGGCCGTGGTGCCGGTGGTGCTGACGGTGGCGCTGTTTTCGCTGACGTTGTAGGCAAAGGGCTGCGCGTCAAAGCGGATGGGCAGTTCCCCGCCAAACCAGTTTTTCAGGCTCCATTTGCTGGCCGCGCTGAGTTCTGCCAGATAATACTTGTCCGGCTCATAGTCGAATATCAGGCGGCAGCGCCCGGCTGTCAGCCAGGCCGCCACCTGCCGCAGCAGGTACTGGGCTTCGCCCTGGGTGCCCCGCTCAATGGCCGGGTAAAGGGTGCCCTCAAAGGGAATAGTTTCCCATTGTTCGCCGTCCAGCAGCACCGTGCCGCTGACGCCTGCTATTTCGTAGCTGTTCCGCTTAATCTTGGGGATGATGGTGTGTCCTTCCTTTTCGGCGTACAATAGCCCCATATCATTGCGGCTGTGCCTGCCGTTGAAGGAAAAGCCTGTTTCCCTCAGTAACACTTTTTCACCTCCTTTGGGGCATCAAAAAAGCACCTGGCCCCGGTTGGGGTGGTGCTTCCTGGCTTAATTGATCCCATCTTGCAGCGCCAGCCTGGTATCGTACCCACTGGTCAGCCAAAGCAGCAGGCGGCGGGCTTTCTTTATCAGCTTCTTCATGCCGACGCCCTCTTCATGGCTTGCAGCACGGCGGTGGCAGCTTCGTCCAGCTGTCCCCGGATTTCCTGCAAACTGTCCGCAACGTGCAGCAGCACGTCTTCCACCATGGGGCCCGCGCTGCTCTGCGCCAGTCCCATGGCCAGCACGCGCACCGCGCTTTCCAGTTCCCGGATGCGGTTGTCTGCTTCGTCTACAATCCCGAAGGCGTGGGTTCTTACCTTAGTCATATTGTCCATTTTCCTGCTCCTTTCACATTTGACGGATTGGAGCGGATATGGTACAATACCTTTGCTCCAATTCGTTGGGGTGGTTGAGTATCGGCGAACTGTGGTAGGGGCTGCCGGTACTCATTCTTTTATTTTTTTGTTCAGTTCTTCGATGCCGCGCCGCAGTGATTGCGTGCGGCTTTCTTTGTAGTGTGAAGCGTTTTCATCCAGCTTCTTTAGCGTTTCCGCGTCCAGCCTTACGGCCAATTGTGTGCCCTTGGGGTTGTCAGATTTGGGCCGCCCCATCTTGTGGTTCATTGGCTCACCTCACTTTCTGCATACCATTATATATTTTGGTATGCAGAATGTCAAGCCCTATTTTTCGACTCTCACTGATACTTCCACAGAGCAGCCGTAACTCTTGGGATTTTCGTCAAATTCATCTTCCGGCCCGCCGTAGATTTCACCTGTCACGATGGCCTGCCCCGCATAGGGCAGCACCTTGTCCACGGATTTGGCCGGTATAAAGCCGATCTGTTTCAGGCTTTCATCTTCCCACAGCCCGGCCATGACGCTGACGCACGGTTCGCCCTCATATTTCCCGGCTTCCAGTTCAAAGCGGATGTCCTCAAATTCCTCATCCTGCTTCTTTTTAAGTCTTTCTAATGTACGCTGCCGCCCTTGGAAGGTCACGCCGTTCAGCCGTCCGCTGTACACTGTGAAGTATTCCGACTTTTGCTGCGGCGCTTGTTCCTTCACTGTTGGCTGCTGCGGGTTGGTTTGCGGCTGGGGCTTTTCCTGCTTTTTCGTTTCTGGCTGCTTTGCCGTTGACTGGGGCGCTGCCGCCTGCGCTGGCTGTTGACCTGCCTTGCTCGTTTTCCTGCTGGCCCGCCAGGCAAAAAGCAGCGCCAGCGCGGCAAATAGCCCAGCGGCTGCCCACCCGTTTTCAATGGTTCCGCTGATACTGGCATAGGCTCCATAGATGGCCAGCGCAGCCATCACCAGCGCCAGGATGACAAGGGTCTTTTTCTTCATGGCCTTTTCCTCCCTTGATGTGTTAAAGATTATGATAATCCTTTAACTCCTGTCATTCAAGGCGCTGTATAAAGGTTTGACATTTACGCCATCACAAGTCTGGACGTTCGGCCTTTTATGCTTTTTTGGCCCCGCTGATAGCTGGCCCGGCTGCTGTATGGCTCTGTGGTTTCGCCCACTGCCCTGCCGTCCATAGCGATGACCTGGTTGGCCAGCCCGCTGTCACGGATGGCCTGGGCGGTCGCCTCTGCCATATAATCATAGTCGAACGTAAACCCACGGCCTTGTCCGCCTGCTGTACTTCCAAAGCCGCCAGCGGTTTCCATTTCGGCCACGCTTGCCAGGTTGGCGGCGGCGTCCGCCACTGCCTGGGCGTTTTCGTCAATGCCGCCCGCCACGCCCAGGGCAAACATTTCTCCCAAAAAGTCGCCCTTTTTGCTGGGGCTGTTGATTTGCAATTCGCTTTTTGCGGCATTGTAGGCGGCCCGCGCTGCGTCCCTGGCTGCGCTGGTGATGATGCTGGTATTGTTTCGGATGCCCTGGGCCACGCCCTCATCGATGCTCCGTCCGATGCCGGGGAAGCCCGCGCTTCCCACTGCGCTGCGCAGGGCGCTGGCTGCGCTGCTGGCCAGACTGCTGGCCGCCGTGCGCACTCCGCTGCTGGTTTCCCGGATCCCGCTTTCCACGCCTCGCCCAAAGGTCACGCCGATGCTGCGGCCCGCTGCCTGGGTCAGGATGTTTTTCGTGGCGTTCAGAACGGCCTGGGCTATGGCGGTGGCAATGACAATTTCAGCGTTTTTCACGCTCTCGATACCCAGGCCGATGCCTACTGTCCAGTTTGTGCCGATGCCCTTCCCGGCGTCCTGGGTCAGGATTTCACTGGCAGCGTCCAGCAGGGCCTGCGCTGCGTTGCCGCTGATGGTGGCAGCCGCTTCCTGCACGCTCATAATGCCCTGCACAATGCCGCCCAGCAGGTCGGTGCCCACCACTTTCAGGGTGTCGGCGGTCAGCTTGCCTTTGATGCCGTTCAGCAGGGCGTCGCCTGCCTGTTCTGCGGTCTTTACCAGGTCCGGCAGCGTGCCGGTCACGCCGGTGTTGATGTCGGTGACAATCTTTTTGCCGGTGGTTTCCGCTTCACTTTCCGCTTCCGGGCTTTTGCGCCAGCTGGCAATCCAGTCTTTCAGGGCACCGATGCCCTGCTGGCCTGCCGCTACCACGGATTCACCCGCACCCAGGGCGACGTCGCCCAGGCCGGCGACGATTCCCCATGCCCTGTCAAGGCCGTTGGCGATGTCGTTTCCGATGCCTGCCCAGTCAATACCCTGAATGGTTGTTGCCGCCATTTCAAAAGGTGCGGAAAGTAATTCAGCGCTTACACTGATTAAACCGTTTGGCACAGCTGCCAGGTCTTCACCCAGGCCCGCCCAGTTAATTTTGCTGATGGTCGTGTACGCGGCTGTAAATGCACCGGATAGCGCTGCATCTGTCAGATTGATTAAACCATTCGGCACAGCCGCAAGGGTTTCACCCAGGCCCGCCCAGTTAATTTTGCTGATGGTCGTGT